CTTACTATACTCAGCTTGAGCCCTGATTGGTTTACCTGAAGATTTATTGTCAAAAATTAGTCCATTATAAATTAATTTGTTAACTGTTTTCAACAGCATACCATCATTTCCAGATATCAACTCTGACATCTGTTCTTCTCTATTTTTGTAACCACATAAATCAAAGCTACTATATATCAAAAACTGTCTTGCAAACTCAATCTCATACCTCGTAAGAGAGCCTAGTGTATTTATATAAAATGCTCTTTCATCTCTATCCATTGAAATTCTTGACAATGAAATTGTTAATTTAGAATAAAATTCAGTTTTACTAACCTCATCGTCTTTTGCTAGCTGCCTTATTATATGAAGAAAATCCTCATCATTAATATTTAATTCCTCATTGCACTCTCTTACCCCCATAATAAAATCATGAATTTTTCTATTTCTTGATTCGTTTTGCATAACACCAATTGCTTGTGATATTTCTCTAAAGCCATCAACAATTTCACCACAGCCTGTATATGCTCTAACTCCTCTGTGAATTACTATATTGAAAAATTTCACTGCACTTTCTGTAAACTTAACGATTTTACTCATAATATCAACGCCAATCATAAAATTTATTTCTTATAATCATAATGCATATTCCTCACAAACCCCATCCTCAAAATCGTTTACACTACAAATACCCCTTCCAAAAACATAAACATTTTGGTATATTTACAACCCCAGAATTATGCGCCATAGTGAATACGCACCAGCAAAATCTGGTGCCGGGATTGGCGTCCCGAACTATTTCTAATAGGCGCACATACCGCGCAAGCGGTTTTTTTATGTGCAAAGTATGGTCACATCATTTCAATGGTGGGCTGTACGGGGGCATCGCAAGATGCGCCAGCGTCCTATTAGGCTGGTACGCCAACCCTGTACAGTTCACCACCAGTAATTGGCGTTGCTCGTGGTGATATTCCAAACTAATAGGAGTATCCATTATGCAAGCTCAAATCGTAACTATCGATAATTTAAGTCCTGTCATTTATCAAAATCGCCCAGTATTAACCAGTTCTCTGTTGGCTTCACTATATGGTACCGATTCCATAAGAATTAGACAAAATCACTCTCGTAATACATGCAGGTTTGCAGAGGGTAAACATTTTTTTAATTTACAAGGGACTGATTTAAAACAATTTAAACACAGAGTATCTGAAAGCTACTCCGTGCTAATCCCTAAAAATGTCAGTAACCTAACTCTTTGGACAGAACGAGGCGCTGCCCGTCATGCCAAAATGCTCGATACAGATATGGCATGGAATGTTTTTGAGCGACTGGAAGATAATTATTTTACAAAGCATGATGAACAAAACAGCATTTCTAAAAGCCTACCCCGCAATGCCTCTACCGAGGAACTGCTGGCGCTGGTGGATCAGCTGCAACGTACCATTCATGAAGGTGAGTTCATCCCTGCTGGGCAGGTAGCGCAAGAATACTGCTTCCCGAAAACGAAGAAATCACGTTCGCAGATCATCAATGACTTCCTCCGGTCGCCGGAAGATGACACGCTCCACCAGCTTCTGGCCTATCTGAAACGGGACGGCCACAATGTGGAAGAAGCCGAGCGTGTCCTGATGTGGCTCCGCGATTATATGTGCGATATGGGCAAAACCATCAACACCATCATTACCCACGCACAGTACATAGAACACGCCGTCAGTAAGTTATAGTGTGATCTGGCACCGGTTTAGGCCGGTGCTTTTTAATATAGGTCGTCATATACTTAAATCAAACACTGTGTATGTGAGAAAAATATGTTCGGCCTGTTCCGGAAAAAAGAAAAAAATACATTCGACGAAGTTGAAAAAATGGCAAATGATCTCGGGTTCACTGTAACCAGTGCCGGAAAAGTGCTGTGCTTTATGAGCCTGAAAAGTGACTACCGCAGCTCCGAGACACTATCAAATCTGTGGTTATCCATATTGCAAAGCAAATAAGCGAATTGCCATTAGATGAAATCATCACTGAAAATATGATGTTTTCAGTTAACAATTTTGTTGCGTACATTAACGATAGGTACAGTCACCGCTATATAAAAAAAACTTTATATGAAAATGACTTTAAAGCCATCATCACAATGGTAGCGTTAGATAGTAATGGTTTCGCTCTTGCTGATAAAATAGTTGAGCAGAATAATCCGGTAAGTCAGTCTACTCTGCTCCCCCCTATTTAGGGGATTATTTCATCTGTTCTTCAACCTGATTGAGCAATGGTGCCAAATAAAACAGGTTCTGAAAAGGCAATAACTTGCGTACAGATCGCACTTCGCGATCATCAAATTCACCATTCAGCACACCGGCAGTGATGTTTTTGATATCGCCGCCCAGGTCGAATGTCGGTCCCAGCAATGCGCCGATACCGTTACGGCTCTGATAGCGTGATGCTGGTGGGCCGCCAAACATAGCGCTCATGCCGTAGGTGCCACCGCTGAGGTTTTCCAGTACGTTGTTTGGCTCCCCCAGCCACCCCATCATGCCTGACCAATCCAGCCCCTCTTTAACCAGGTTGGCAGGATCGGTGTTTATTTCCCGCCCGGCCATCATGGATTTCAGCACGTAGACCAATGAACCCAGCCCGACCTGCAATAACGCACCGTAATAAAACGAGGCATCACCGGACTGAATGCCGGACACCAGCGCGCGGTTGTGGGTGGCAAAGAAGAAGGTTTTAAACTGCATCACGATTTTACCCAACTCACTGCTCATCATCAGCGGTGTGTCACCGATGCCAGGCGTGATCACCGTGGTGCGGACGTCTTTCAGTATTGCTGACTGGAAAGCCTCGCGGACGACTCTGTCATCCCACATATGGCTATGACCGGTCAGCAGCCCGTCCAAATCCTCACCGTGGCGGCTGTACTGATCAGCAATGCGGTGCAGCATGGATTCATCGATACCGATGTGCGCCAGCTTGGTGATCTCTTTTTTGCTGAGTTTTTTACCACCAGCAACTCTGTTTGCTGCATTCAGAACCTTGGACTGTGTAGTAACACCAGACCACATCTTCATGGTGTCGGTATACTGGTTCATCAGCGTGAAGTTACCGAACTTCTGTGATGACCATTCCAGCCCGCGCTCCAGGAACGTCCGGCGGCTGTACGGGTCATTCAGATCGGCAATCACTTTTGACCGGCTGGACAATGCATATTCCAGCCCGATCCCCATCTCCCGCAGATCGGCTTTGGCGATACGTTGAGCGCTGATATCGGTCAACATTTTCCCCAGCGACTTAAGGGAGCTTCGCAGGCCGTGCTGCATAATCGGACGCGCCATATCCGGCAATGAAGAAATAGTCATACCGCCCAGCAAGCGCAGGAAGTTAACGTGACGCGCCACGCGACCGGCACGGACAAAGAAACTGGCTGGATCTTTCGGTGCGCCGTAGGTTCCCAGCAGGCGGTCACGCATTGCCCGGATATCCCGTAAATCCGCATCACGGCGTTTTTCCAGCTTCGCCCGTTCTTTTGGTGTGGCGGCCTCTGATATCAGGCGGTTGTAGTCCTCCGTGATCGCTTTTATCTGGCCGTCCATATCAACGCGGCCAAATCGTTTTGTCAGTTCGATTTCCGGGGCCACCTGGCGGATATAATTTTCCATCACGTAATTCACATCCGATTCCAGGAAATCTTTTATCCGTTCGTCGGGGATGTTCAGGGTACGGGCTTTTGTGAAACCGGCGTGTTTTGTCAGTCCATCCGGGAGCAGCTCACCGGGAACAATACCTGCCGGTGCGCCGATAATTTTATTGATGATGTCGTCAGCCGCTGCCTCAAGCCCTTCTCGATCCATTGGTTCCATGCGGCGCATGGCTGCCTGGCGGCGGCGATCAAAGCGGGTCAGTGAATTGGCGTGGCGCGTGAGTTTGGCGTGCTCATTGCGGAACTGGCGCGGTTTATCCAGGATCTCAAGGTGTCGCTGTAGCTTCGGCAGTGTCTGCTCTGCGCTGTCAATTGCAGACAACTTTCTTTCCAGTTGCGCCTGGCGCTTTGCCTGTTTCTTTGTCTGCTTCTCCAATCCTTTCAGGGCGCTGAGTTCATCAGTAACTGCCTGCTTTTCACCGATCAGCCGGATATTTTTATCGACCTCTGACAGCAGTTCTGTTTTTTTACCGGACCAACTTTCCGCCTCACGGATTTCAGCGCCGAGTTTCTCGGCTGCCGGCCTGGCATTTTCTGCACGCTCAATACCCGCCATAGCTTTATCCAGGCTGCCCTGCGCTTTGTTGACGGCAACCTGATTGGTTTCACCCAGCCAGTCGGCGATGATTTTTTTAAACGCCGTCCGATCACTGAGTATTTTGTCGAATTTATAAATCCGCGGGAAATAGCTGTCTGCCGTGGTGACTTTCACACCCTCTCGCAAAATACCCAACTCAATCATCTGATCTTTAGTCTGCTCAACGATAGGGCGGATTGCGCGTGCCGCTTCTGCCACCTGCGGAATGGCATGCTGATCACCGTTGCGCATGGCATCCCCCACTGCTTCGCTGAACTCGATATGACTCATATGGGTATCACCGCCGGTACGGGCGGCCTGCTTATACTGTTTGTAATAGTCGCGGGTGGATTCGACCTGTTTATAGATCAGCGCATCAAAGCGGCGCACAGCAGTCTCCGCCGCGCCGAACGAGGCGATCCCCTCTGTGTTTTTGGCGTAGGTGAAATTGTTCTCAGCCAGTTGCTGATTTATCTGACGGGCTATTTTTGACGGTGATTGTGCAACACGGCCCACCGGGCTGACATTCATTGTTCTGTTAACAAAAGATGGTCCCTTTATCGCTTCCTGTTCCAGCGTGGTATGAAAAACCTCGGCAGCACCGATACTGCGATCACCTGGTTGCCCCGCTGGTGGTACAGCTGCCGGATCACCCATCACATCATTACGGAACGTTGACGCCAGCGCTCCCCGGTTTTTAACCAACTGAATTGCCGATCCCATCACGCCGCCCAAGGTGGCATCAAATGCAACGTTAAGCGCACTCTCTGTCAGCGTCCGTGTTTCTTGCGTGTTGCTCAGTGCAACTTCTGATGCTACCCCAGCTGCTGCATTCGATAATGCCAGCGTACCGGCAGTTCTGGCCACACTTGCACCCCGCACCGCCAGCCCACCGGGAATAAAAGTCGCCGCTACGTTTATCGGGTCAATCACCCCCATAGCCAGACTGCTGGTAAATCCTGCGCCGCCAGCCTCAGCCAGTAACGTTCTGTCCTGTATCTGACGATCTATGCGCTGCTTGATAGCGGACGTCTCCCGTGATGACTGGGAGTGAATAAACGCATCGGCGTAATCCTCATAGCCCGCCAGGTTGTTTTCATCAGAAAACGGGTTATAGCCATCTTCCGCTTCAAACTGGTTAAATGGTATGGTGGCGATCAGACTGCCGACAGAGTTATCAATCCGGAAGGACGCTTCGCGTAACTGTTTAACTTCGTTTCTGTCATCAAATGGGTTTAATGGCGAGTACCACGATAAATCATCGTGATCACCATACCTTGGCTCAGGCTGCTGCATGGCGCTTACGTCAGCAGACAGGATACGCTCCGGTTCCATTTCATAGATCGGCATTATTTTTTACCCCATGAAAAATAGTTACTCAGGTTATTAACGCGTTTGTCGTGTGCATCTCGATACTGCTCACGGAGCGCATCACGGCGCTCATCATTGGCTTTGCCTGCTTCTGCTTTACGCTCTATGCGCTGGCGCTCTGCTGCCGCATCTTTGATGCTCTGCTCTTTTTCTTCCATGATTTCACGGTACATCGGGGATGTTACCTGATCCGGCTTAAAGCGAACCAATTGCCCGTTATCACCATAGTACGGAAGGTAAATTGGTACATCGTCACTACCAGTTTGTTTAACCATTACGCCATAACTAAGGTCACGTGGAGTAACAGCATCCGGTACCAGAACGATTTCTGCATCTTCCGGCAGCCCGCCGAATACTTTTGATGCCAGCTGTTTTTTATCCTCTTCCCACTGCCCCTGAATCCAGTTACCAGCACCGGATGACGTAATACCATAAGCAGCTTCCGGCGCGTATTTCATGATTTCTTCTTTGCCGTTTACTGAGGTGACACCCCAGGTCTTTTTCACCTGAGCATCAGTCATTTTCTGAGCCAGTTTTGCGTCACCGCCGGTTTCGGCAAAGTTGGCATCATAAAGCGTCTGATAATCCCGCAGGTATTCACGGTTATTGATGCCCGGTTTATCCGTACCCGGAGACGAAAACCCACCGAGCGTATAGAAGCTATTGATATTTGCCTGTGCCGCTTTATCGCGGCCTTTCATGTAATCTTTGTCACGCACCTGTGATGCGATCATCTGCTTAGTGCGCTCATCCTGCTCATAAGTCAGGCGGTACGCTGTTTCGACTGCCTTATCTTCAGGCATCCCGGCGCGGTTAAGTTCGTACACTTTGGTGTAATAGGCCATGGCTGATGATGGCATATCAGTTGCCGCCGCCGGATTATTATCAAAAATCTGCCCGTACATTTTGGCAATCGGCAGAACCACCTCGGTATCCTTGGATGTTGCGCCGGTATTGAAGATGGTTTTTACCTGTGACGGGATAATACCGGTACGCGAGGAAAGTTCAGCAACAGCATTCAGGCTGTTTTCATCACGCAGACTGAAACCGGATTGCAGGTTTTTCTCGAAGTAATTATCTGCTGCCTCTTGGTTGTTTTTGTCGGTCGGATCCAGCGGAAAGTTATTCTGTATGGAAAGCTCCAGGCGGTTCGCGGAAAAAGTTTTTTCCTGTGCCTTAATGTTGCTGTCAACAAATTTACCGAAACGCTCCCAGCGCTGCATACTGCTGGCGTAATTAGGTTGTGACGGGTCCGGCTTTATCTGTTCCAGCAATGAATACTGAGCCTGTGACGTCATATCTTTCGCAGCTGAAATAAGCCCGGCATAGCGTTTGGCCTCCTGCATATCAGTCAGCATTCTGGCACCTTTATCGTAGCCAAAAGCTGCCATGACTTCACCCGCTGACGGCGCGCCGGGTGCATCCAGTCCGTTCTCCCACGCAGCGTAGGCATCTGCCATTCTGGTACCAAGTTCTTCCTGTGCCTTTTGCTGACGCTGTTTGTCCATCTGCTCAGCCTGGCGCAGATATTTCGCCTGGTCTGATTGGTCGAGCGCATCAAACGCCGCTGATCCGGTAAGCCGCTTAGGTGCCTGCTCTGACTGCGGTAAATCCACCAGCCCAAGTGCCGCCTGAATACCGTTCGAGATATCATCACCAGCGATTTTATTAAACTCACCCTGCCCGTTCTCTTTAATCATGATCGCCATAGAAAGGCGTGTCAGTGTGTTCAGATCCGTTAAATCAAGGCGGGTGTCACGCGGGACATTGAGATATTCAGAGACAAATTTAATATACCCCTCAGTGTCATTATCATCTTCCGGCGGTGCCCAGCGGGTGATTATCTGTTCCGGCGTGACATATCCCTGACGGGCATATGACAGCAGGTTACGCCCGGTTGCCCGGATGCCGTGTGCCGGTGTGGCGAAGGTGACAAAAGAACCGTCATTACCCGTCTGACCTACCCACACATCTTTTGATTTACGGATGTTACCCGGGTTATTGTTGCGGACGCCGCGGGCATTGCCGGATCCATCTGACACAGCAGCACCTGACGGCATTTCACCACTGACACGAACAGCACCGCCAAGGCTGGACGGTTCACCGTTCTGTTGCATGAACTGCATGTAGTCCGCGCCGATCTGGTTCTCAATGGCTTTGCGGGCGGTGCTTGTTTTAAAATCCTGCTTTTTAGCCAGGATCTGCTCATCACTCCAGCCGTGTGACAGGCCGAAGTCTTCTATCTGCTGAAATACCTGCTTATTGGTTGAGACATACGCCTGATTATCACCGTACTGCGTGGCAGCTGTTTCAGCATTCAGCGTCAGCGTGGACTGAAACTGATCTGTTTCGTATGACTGTATCTGCCCCATTTCATGCTTATTGGCCTGACTGCCGAACTGTAAGCGCATTTCCTGCGCCTGCTGCATGAAGTGCCCGCGCGCATTATCGTCCGGCAGTGTGGCTGCAATCTCTCCGGCAAAAGAATCAAACTGGTTCTGGTACTCTTCCGCCTTACCTATGGCGTTTTTACCTTGTTGTGCCAGCAAGCCATTCTGTGGATCGGTCATCAGTTCATTGGCTTTCTGGCGCAGCTGTAACGCTGCATCCTGTGACAACGCCACATTGGCGCGCTGCTTTGCCTCAGCAAAAGCGTTGATATACTGATCACCGGCCTGTGCCAGCCCGGCACCAAAATGTTCAGGTGATGACTGTGCGCTGAACCCGTTGGCTGGCAACGGGCTGCTGCTGACCTGTCTTTCGTTATAGGTTGGTACTGTCGGCATAGCGCCCTCCGTTAAAAGAATCGTCCGTAATTGCCGGTCTGGCGGGTCACATCAAACAGGTTTGATCCGGTACCTGATGCGGCCTTAGTTGCACCGGATCCAAAGAGACTACCGGTACCGCCTGCCACTTTGTACGCACCCCATGCATTCAGCGGCGTGGTCAGTATCGTGCCAACCGCACCGATATTGCCCTGACGACGTGACATCTTCGCATTGAGCCGGTCATTAGCCGCCTGCAGCTTATAGCCATATGCTTCGCGGGAAGCATTGTTCATCACGGTGAGCGCATCGAGTTCACCCATGGCTGCAGTATCGCCGAAGATATCCAGCGCACCACCGGCACCGAGATCAACACCATTGGCAGACATGGTTGCCGCCTGAGTTCCTGCCAGTTGCCGCGCGCGCGAACGCTGCTTTGCGGCCTCAGCATTACCCCGGTTAATAGAATCATCCGCTGCCGCCTCATTCAGTTTGGCATTCTGGTTTGCAACGTCAGCGTTGAATTTACCGGACTGATACTGGCTGTATGCCTGCATAGCGCCGGTGCCGATTGCGGCAGCTGCCAGCATGGTTGGTTCGCACATTATTTCGCCCTCATGGTGAAGTGATGGAAAGGCAGTTTCATTAAGCCGACCGGTTCCGCCGGTTCCAGCCGGAAACCCAGCCAGTGAAGCCAGGCTTTCGCAACGTGGTTACGCGCATCCACATAGTTTTCCAGTGACGGATAGACCGCCAGCATGGCTTTCAGTACCGGTTTACAGCGGCGAAGGAATATTTTCTGATGTGTCTCAAGGTGAGATGAACTCACCAGCCACGGGATCCCCACGCCACTCAGGATAGACCCCGGAGCCACACCAAATATTGTAACGACCTGACCGTCAATCAGACCAGACCACACCTTTGTAGAACAGGTAACACCACGGATAAGAACCTGCTCTGCCGTCTGTCCGGAGAATGCCGCGAACTCATCATGATCAGCCTGACGGACATAAGGCAGAAGCTGCTGAATATGCTCAGCCGTTGCCGGGATAATCTGTACGTGTGCCATCGGTTAAAACCCTCCGACATCAAGACGCGGGATAACCGCAAGGATGGACAGCGGCAGCGGATCTTCCTGCCGGATAAAGACTCGCCCGTTTTTGCTCCAGTTGGAATCCAGATTGATTTCCACAATGCCGGTCGCGTCATCAACAGGGTTGTCGTAATACTCAAACTCACGCTGTGGATATTCATACAGGTGGTCTTTGTCGGTACCGGCCCACACGCCACGGCTGGAATTAACGATAAGACTGGCAACCTTTACCAGTTTCTTTTTATCCAGCAGCGTTTCCTGCCCGTTAATATGAATGTCCAGCGTTTCCAGTTCGCTGGTGACCGGCAGGCCGATATGCACCACTACTGACGGTGTATCGATTTCCACCCGTTCACCGGAGACAACAACCGGCGGCGCTACATTGGCATCTGCCAGCACACTCACGGTTTTTCCTTCTAGGTGCCCGATACCGGTAAAGAATTTACGGGCAAATCCCCATGCCATGGTCATTGTGCTGCGTAACGCTGGTGGCACATTACGGTTAGGTGACACTGTAACTTCTTTATTATTAATGACTTCAACAATGCGACATTTCAGTATTTTATGCTCATCGTCATCGGTGTAATCAATGTGGATCTCATTACCGATGTCGCTATCTTTGAATACGCTGTCAGCCAGCACAGACAGGCGGTATTCTTCCTGATATGACCAGTCGTCAGTACCGCCGGTAATAACAACGGTTTTATCCGGATCTGTATTACGACCGTCATAACTCAGGCCGGAGTCCACAAAGAACGCATCTTCCGTCCTGGTAAATAACCGGCTTGCCAGACGTTCGACATAACGCACCGTCTTTTTGCCGGTCTTGCGCTTCACCACGAAGTACACCGCATCTTCCGTACCCTCGCTGATGGTACAGACAGATTCAAATTCACCGTCAGTATGTTGCGGCGCCCAGGCGAAAACCTGCTGTTCACGCAGATAAGTTAACGCCAGTAGTTCGCCGTCATCCCGGACACACCAGGCAACGGAATAAGGAACGGTCGAAAAAGCCCAGTCAACAATCTGGTGTTTCTGAAACAGGTGATTGGCGAGAATGGTTAAGTCTGTGCCCTGATACCCGTCCACATCGAATGAATACGCCAAATCACGGACAGCGCTGCCTTTTTCCTGCACGTACAGCGCAATGTTCGCCACGGCAATCGGCGGCAGATTACTGGATCCGTTGGCACCCTGTGACGACATAGCGAAACTGGCCGGGGTGAGTACCTTATTCTGATCACCAGTAACCTGATACTCTCCGCCGGAGGTCAGCGCCACCAGCGAACCAACGTCGATCAGATGACGGATTTCATTTACCTGCCGCCCGGCATAGGTGTAGATAATGCGGTCATCATCCTGAATCGGGTTACTGCGTCCGAAGTCTTTATAATCGCCGCTGCGGCTGGCCCATATGGTTTGCGGTTGAGAACGGGATCCGGCAAAGAACAGGCGCTGCTGGTAATAGGTCACGGTACTCGGATAACCCAGCTCTTTATTCCATGCTGCCCGCGCCCATTTGTGACTGGCATTGGTCGCTGTGACAGCATTAGACGGCAGATAAGAAATGACTTTCCCGGTAGCGGATTTACCGTCACTGCCGACAGATTCAATTTTGACAATACCGAACCCGCTGTGCAGGTATTCCCACTGGATGCCATTATCACCGCCCCATCCGTCCCAGCTCATGCCCTCGGTGTGCGACGGGCGCAGCGTACCGGTTTTACCGGCAGTATTGGCGCGGTAATAGTGACTGCCGGCGCGGCGCTGATCGTTAACTGCGGTTTCTTTATCTGTTTCCCACACCGGCACTTCATCAACAGCACGCTGTTCCAAGTAAAACTGTTTCCCCACCTGTTCACCGCCGAAGATATTGTGTGTCGCTGTCAGTGTCACTGTGCCGGTACTGGCGCTCGCGTACACTTTGATCGCCTTATCGGTGTTGATGTCCTCAAACGGGCCGTTCTTTGTCTCCACTTCCACCAGCCGCCAGTCATCGTGATCGTAACGCTGTAATTCCATCGGCGGGTGATCGGTGTGAACGATGGTCATTACGTCAGCAGACTGCGTGAATTTCAGCTTAAATAGTTCAGATTCTGCATAGGGTGTCGCCAGTTCAAACACTTCACCTTTGTGCTCACCATCGGCATACAGCACCTGCCCGCCATCTTTGAACACACGGATATACCGATCGCCGAACTCCAACGCATAGGTTTGCACCGTACTGAACTGGAACGGGATTAGACGGCATTTCTTGTCACCGTATTTAGCCGCGGAAATGAAACGGGTGCCGGGGCGGTTTTCTGCTCCACCGTACTGCCGGACAATGAAATTACGGCACTTACGCAATGCCGTGGCGTACTTCGCCATGTCGACGCGCCCGTATAAACTCGGGGCGATTTCGCCGCCAGAGAATGACGGCTGGATAATACTATAGGCCATTATGATAACCTCGCTGCGGTAAACTCATCCATGTAATCGACCGGCTCTGATGATTCCCCTAGGGAGTGAGCAGCCGCACCGGCGATCGTCATCTGATAAAGTTGCAGAGCCTCATTACCGATACCGGCATTTGATGCCAGAGGTCGCGCCAGTTCAGCGGCCAGACGCCACGCCAGCGCATCTTTAAACAGCGCGTCATACATATTGACGTCTGTCACCCGGGCGGTGTATTGCAGCCACGCCTCCGGCTGATCGGTATAAATCAGTTTTCCGGTACCTTCTTCATCAGCACCAACCTGAAAATGAATCGCGGTATCAGGGCGGTGATACTTTTCACCGGGACGGATAATCGCAATAGCTTTCATGCAGTCCGTAGGGTAGCGGTAGGCATATTTCCATTCAGGCGGCGGACTATTGGTATCAGCCAGCGCCACGCGCTTAACAGCAAAATTCCAGGGGAAGTCTGACAGCACCGCATCACGGCACTGCTCATAGTGCAGGCTGCACTGATTGGCCTCTTTGCTGGCCTCTGTCATGCTGTTGATAGATCGGCTGTTACCGATGCGGCTGAGCGCGATATTGCAGATTTCGATTTCTGAGGCCACTGTGATTTCTCCCTGTATCTGTACAGAAAAAGAAAAAGGGGCTTTCGCCCCCTTTGGAATCGGGGGTTAAACCCCAAGTTCTTTACGTTTCGCGTCAATATCTGCGCGGAGTTTTTCGGCACCGGCATTGTGATGCGGCTTCTTACCAAACAGCTGCTGGTACTGATCCTGCAACGCGATTAATTCAGCGTCAGCACCGGAAGAACCGGTACCACCCTCACCACCGCCATTATCACCATTGTGATTATCGTTACCGGTATTGGCATTTTCATTCACCGTTCCACGCTCACCGGTTTCAACCAGCTGCAGGTTATTTCCCGCCACACCGATGAACTCAATTTCCTCACCCGGATAAAGCAGGCGGCCATTGATAAAGGATTTCTTCAACACTTTATATCGTGACATGTCACACCTTAATTACTGACAGCTTCATAGACCGGATGAGCATCCACATTCAGGATGATACCTGCTGTGAACTTACCCGCCGTTAACGGGCCATCACCCACGATGTACTGGAGGCGCAGGAATTTGATACTGCCCTGCGGCACTTTGGCAGCAATGCGCTTACCGGCATTCAGTGATGCAATCGGCATGGGTTCAGACAGAAAGATAGCCTTAGCATCTGTGAATTCTTTGTCAGATGCCGTTTCCAGCTTGATCTGCACTGTGGCATCACCGGCGGCTTTGGCCTGTTCTGTCACCTGCGCGAACAGTTCCAGCGGCTCACCGATGCCGATATCACGGAAATCATTACGCAGAGGACCGAGGTCGATAATGCTTTTCCCTGCTGCTGATGCAGTAACCGCCTGATCGACGGAGAACATCGTTTCTTTATCTAAAATCATTGTGTTACCCCTGTTAAAAGGTTGCCGGAGGCTGATGCCGTCCGGCATACGCGGTTACTTAACCTGGCTTTCTGTCGCCAGAATGGAATCAACGCGGCGCACCGGGATCTCATCAAACGACACGACTTTCTTCCCTGCGACTTCCTGCATGGAAATGTTGACGTTCTTGGAGTTCTTAATCTGACGGCGCATCCAGCTGCGGATAGCCTGGTTGCAGTAGATTGCCGGGCGACCCATAGCGAGGTTAGGGATCTTCTCAATCGCCTGAATCAGCAGATCAACCAGGTCGAGCGTGTCCGCTGCTTCCGGGTCTTTCTTCAGCTTGCTCATGTCGATGTTGGCGATACGCACCACATAACGCCAGTCACGGACAGTCAGGCCATTTTTCCACTGGAAGTGAGTACGGTAACCTTCATAGCGACCACCGTTCTCATCTTCCAGCGTCACCTGACCTTTGTGTTCCTGCTGCAAGCCCGCTTTAGAGCCTTTCGGGAACAGGCCGTGTACAGTATTCTCACCCCACACAACCAGATAAATGGATGTCAGGTTGCTGCCGGTACCGCCAGCGTCGATAATGTTAGTGCCGCTCTTGGCACTCAGATCATTAAACCGGGCAGCCAGACCGGTGAAGCGCTGCGGATGTACAGAGGTATCACCGTAGATCAGCGTTTCAGCCATCTCCTGGTTCATGGATTCCAGAAACGCCAGGGATTCAGAAAGCAGGAATTCCGAGGTATTACCGTTCAGGTCAGCCAGGTCTTTATCCACTTCGGAATAGGTTTCCAGCATACCGGTAGTGTCGGTGACCTGTGCGGTGGTTGATTTACTTGGCTGAACACCGTAGTTCAGTAAGCGCCATGTGGCTGACGGCAAGCCGGTACGCACAGTGGTACGGTGGCCGGTCGGCAGGTTACCTTCAACGAACAGCATATCGTCGAGGATCTCGTTGGTCTGATTCAGCAGTTCGACAATTTTTGCCTGTTTGCTGTCAGGGCCTTGTCGTTTAGCCCAGTCAAGTAGCGTAAGAGCTGGCATGGTTTCCCCTTAATTATCCGAATAACACATCAGCGGCACTCTTCGCACCGCCGCTATTGCCAGTGACAAGACCGTCTTCTGACATGGCTTTGCCGATATTGGCAAAAATACGCACCAGCTCCGGGTGATTTCCTAGGCCGGTTTCGTTCAAATACTGTTTCAGCTCTGGTGAGCCGAACTTATCCATGGCTTTTTGCGCCGCACCAATGGAAGCATCAGTGCCAAGGTCTTTATCTGCCTTAACCTGCTCAGCCCACTGCTCAATCTGCTGCTGCCACTGCGCCGCCTGCTGCTCAACCAGCTTCGGCATAATCTTGCCGCCGTACACGTCCACCAGCTTTTGCGCCTGCTCGTTGCTCAGGTTCAGCTCTTTGGCGATCGGCTCAAAGGCTTTTACCGCTTCAGCATCCAGTTCCTGACCTTCTGCGGTTTTAAATTCATACTTTTCCGGTGCCGCTACAGCGGATTTACCGAGATCGGCTTTCTGGTCTTTAGCCTGCTGTTCAGCGCCTTTATTCTGCTCATTACCCGCAGGAGTACCGCCGTTATCCGCTGATGATGTATCCGCGCCAGTTTGTACGTTATCTGCGCCTGTAGCCGCTCCGCCATTATCACCCCCCTCCGCGTTCTGCTCTTCACACAAGCGACGCATCATTAAGCGCTGCCATAAGTTCATGATTGTTTCTCCTGTTGTTTCGCGACTTCATCAGCCATCAATGCATAGAGTTCAGGGCAGACACGATGAAGCCCTTCAAACATCTGTAAACCAAAGTTCCGGCAGCCCTCTTTAAACGCTGTCAGATACGGATCTGCTGAGAAAGATGAGCCAAACACATTGCTTTCAGTCAGTAACCGCCACATAAACCGGCGGCCTTCCTCTGTTGACATAACCACTTTCAGGTCATCATCAATGCGTTTTTGTTGATCACGCTGCGCAATATCGTGCGCGGCCTGTTCCTGCGGAGTGAGCAGATAGGTTTCCTGTGCGTCTGTCACTGACCACCTCCGGCCAGCGCAGCCAATGCGCTGTTATCATCCATCGGCGTATTACCCAGCGCCTGAGCGCCACCGACAGCGGCCTGCGCCATCTGCATCTGTTGTGCCATAGCCTGCTGTTGCGCACGCTGTTCACGGATCTGCGCCACCTGTTCATTAGTTGCCACCACGGACGGTGGAACCCCGATTGATGCGGCGTAGGCGTCGATAGTTTCGTCCACGTTGATTTTGTCCAGAGCATCCGGGCTGAACTGGCCGATACCACTGGTAAAGCCGATAAAGCGTTCAATGCTGCTGACACCGATTGCTTTCTGTGCCTGCGCCATCACGGAGATATATTCGACTTTCAGCTGCATACCCTGCATCTCATCCGGCGGCATCGGTAACAGGTTGTTCTCTGCCATCACGCTGAACGTGCGGTTAATCAGCTTATCCAGCAGCTCGGAATCCAGACGCTGTAATACCGGCCCGAGCATCAGCAGTTTTTCTTCCCGCATTTCTGCTACGGCCTCAACCGGCATTGAACGGGTATTCACGGTCTGCATCATGCGGAACAGATCAACGAAATAGGCGTGGTCGATAATCTGGCGGGTGTCCTGGATATCTTCCAGCAGGCCGTTAGTACCGTTAGCAGGGATCTGGAACAGCGGTTTTATCTGGTTGTTCACGTCCGCCATCGGCAGATAGCTAATCCCGCCGGGGATAGTCGAAATACGCTGGCTTTTGATAGAGGCCGGAGCCTGTAAAGGTGGGTTGGTGATTTTGTCGATCATCTGCGCTTTACGGCGTTGCAGCAGTTGCAGGGCTTTTACGCTGCCGAGTGCCACCATGCCGGGACAGGATGAACCGTAAACGTCCTCGCCGTTCACTTCCCAGCGTGGTGCCATGATCGGGAATTCGTCGTAACCGGATTCGCGCAGTAGTTTGTCGTCAGTGCTGGTGGCTTCGTAATAAACGGATTTGTACGCCTTGTGTTTCGCTTCGAGTTTGCCTGTCTGACGGTCAAGGTTCGGATAGACCGCGTGAACCACATTCACCCACTGCCCGTATTGACCGCTGTTCCACTGTGATTTCACGGTATCGCTGACAGCGTCCGTACCGAACTCAGTGATCACCTGACGCACGGTCATGCTGAATTCACGGACGGCAGTATCGACACTCAGATCCGCTCCGTTGGCAATGTAAAAGCTGCCGGTCGGAAACGGTACGGTACGGATCACCCGCTGCGGGTCGGCGACAACAGCCATTGCACCGGTGGCAAACGTGCCTAAATCCTCATACATCAGCGGTAATGACTGGTAAAGATTGGAGCGATTAAACACTTCGTTCATGCGCTGTTCGACCGTTTCCAGCCAGAGTTTCACCGGACCGTAGTCCATCAAATCACGGTCCGGTGTTGCCAGACGGAACCACGGTCGCGCCGGACTGGTAATGCCGGACATCATGCCGCTGGATAAGGTACGCGCCGCCATGACGGCAGCAGGGTCAATAATCTTGCTGTTACGGCGATCACCACGGTTAACTTCCGGGGCGGTAAAACGGGTGCTACGCGGACGGGTGAAATCAGACAGCTCACGCCAGTGCGGCTCAAAAGAAAGGCGCTCGGCTTTCAGCTGAGAGAGTTGCTTATTTAACTGCTGCTTCAGGCTATCTGACATTATCCGCCCCTGTGATTACTGGCCTAACAGCGTTTTACCGCTGGTGGACGCGGCACCGGTGGCACCCTGAGAACCGGTCAGCATGGTTGACTTGCGGCCTGATGCTGCACGGCGGCGGCGCATTTCCTCATCACGGCTGCTGGTGACAGCTTCGTCCTGCTCCTGTGGTGCTGCCTGAACCGGTGGCGGCGTACTGATTTTCGGCTTACTGAATCCACACATATCCACACCTCAATAAGATAAACAAAATTACTTTATATGGATTGTATATCATGTTAATTGACATTTGAAATAAACATGACTAACATTTTGTTTATCACTCAGCCGTGATTCTCTTTACCCTCCATAACAGGTGTTGCCAGTGCTACAGCTTTGCCCTCTTCGTGAGGGCATTTTTTTGTCTGTTATTCAGGCGTAGGGATCGTAATCGTTGTCGGCTACCACTGAGCCGTGAGAGAGATTCTGTTTGAATTGCGGGTCTTTTTTGGTGACCGGATAGGCAAATGTCAGCGCCAGCGCATCACCTTTACCCGGAGAGCGGCCTATACGTTTTTTAATATCGTCTTTGGCTTCCAGCAGTATTTTTCCATCCAGGCGAACTTTGTATTCAGCAACAGATAAATCGTCAGCAGTTTCCTGATCGTCCAGCGCCCCGCCAATCTTAAGCCACGTTTTAACGCTGTTATACATCTCACCGCGCTTGTTAGCCATCTGTGGATCTGTCGATGAACCGTTGAACTGCACCAACTGCCAGTCGCGCCCCCAGTTCATGCCGACAGAATAAATCCCGGTACCGTAGCCGAAATCGATATGCACAGCATCCGCCTGGAGACTGTCTTCAAAATCAGCTATGCGTTTCGCCATGATCACATCATCGGTGGTTTTGGCGCCCGACCACAGGAATTTACAATGCAACCCCTGCCGCATGTAGATCACCGCATCGTCAGCGCCGGAATAGGCAGGGTCAACGCCGATGATTACCGGCGCGTGAGCCACCTCAGCAGCGGTTACCGTCCGTTTCATGGCAGCATCGGTAAGGCCGGTAGGGATGAACTGCGTTTCAGAAGCTGACGGGAAGATACCGCGCACACGGATTTTGAAGAAGTCACTGTCTTCCCCCATATCCTCTTCCCACTTTTTGATCTGCTCTTTGTTGGTACCCTCCACCGTCCGGCTGTCTATCTGCTTTGTGCGCCAGCGGTGTTTAAACTTGCGGAAGCACTCGCGGAAGCGCCCGGTGTTACGGGTCGGGTTACCAAACGCAATCCAGATAATTTCCGTGTTCTCATCCGTCAGCGCCCCCTCTGCCACTTCCCACACCAGATCGGCAATGTTGGATGCCTCATCGAACACCAGAATGATGCGCTTGCCCTGGTTGTGCAGACCGGCGAATGCCTCGGTGTTGTTCTCTGACCATGGCACGGCATCTGCCCGCCATGCGTTGGTATGGTTCGGGTCGTTGGAATAGATAGCGGTTTTGGTGCAGGTGAACCAGTCACGGGTGATGGAAAGACGCTGCCACTTGGCAATCTCCGGCCATGTTTTGGTTCGCAGCTGGTTTTCGGTGTTGGCAGTTACCACGACTTTGCAATCTTCGCAGGTGTCCATGCCCCACTTAATCACCATGGAAATGAATGCTGATTTACCGATACCGTGCCCGGATGCGCGAGCCAGCAGCAGCGGCTGATGCCGGGTGTCCGGATTACGCAGATGCTGGCCTATTTCACCCAGCGCCTCCGCCTGCCACTGACGCGGACCGCCAGCCGTTTCCAGTTCGGTGCCCGCCTCGCCCCACGGAAATGCGTAAAGCGCATAACTGAGCGGGTCATGCGTGAACATAGCGATATCGTCAATCAACTGTTCTTCCGGTGACGTGGCGGCGGTATCGGTCATTACTCAATACCCTTTGCTGCCCGTTTACGTGCCGCTGCCAGTTTATCCGCCAGCGAGATATTGACGTCTACCTGGACGCGCTCGCGGAATGCGTTAACGTCCACATGCTTGCCTACCAGTTCCAGCACGCGCAACTTATCCAGCAGCTTCACTTTTTTGACGGTGACATTCTCATCAACGACTGCAATTTCAAATGACGCGATACTTTTACGCCACACAGCAGGCCAATCCTTAATAGGCTTTATATCCCCCGTATCGGTGAGGATATCAGCTATATCAGCGTCCAGCATATCCACCAGCCGCTTAAGCACGGTGTCGGCACTCATCTTGGTGCGCTTGTTCCGCTGCTGCATGAGCTGGGCGATACGTTCCTGAATACGGGGATCAGCCATCAGTACCGATGCGCGTTTACAGGCACTACCGGGAGCATACCCGGCAGCAATGGCGGCATCAGTCTGATTATCAGGCGCTTTGAGATATTCCTGACAGAAACGCTCCATCTGAGCGTTCAGCGGTGTGGGCTTTCGTGCTGGTGGTTTGCGTGGTCTTTTGATGGTCATAATGATTACCTCTTTGTTTATTATGACCACACAAAAGATAAACTTCAAATCTCAAACTAAATCATCGACAGTTCAACCATTAGCGTATCTATCCTCGTCATTAATGCTTCTGAGTATACTTTTACAGATCCAGCTCTGGTTGTCACAAGGGTGTAATTGTGATTAACGAGGTCATTTATAAGCGCCTCCGTCACATTGTTTACATCATCAATAAGAGTAAAAATGCCAGTTATTGACGTTATTATATCTTGGTTATGCTTGGCTAAAACCAATAAATTAGTATCTATAAACTTATTAACAAAATAAAATTTATAGCTCGTTTTCCATGAATATTCTTTTGTATTATCGTTGTATCCATCTTTGAAGATAATATAGAAAATATTACCTGTTTTTTGCATAAGCACATCCGCATACTTTTTAGATAAAACCATATCAACTATTTTTTGGTTTCCTAATAATGCAGTTTTTATCAATTCACAGTTTACGGTTATTATCTTTTTAATAGCTAATAATTCATTAGCTCTATCACTATTTCTTCTGGCTATATCTTCTTGCCTCTGAATAGTAAAGACCGTAAAGCTAACAACAATTGCGATAGCAGAGGCTACACTTCCAATGATAGAAAATTTCTCGACTAACGTCATGCTCCATCCTTTTGTTAAATGCTTTTTATCATTCTACCTTCAATTTCACATCATGCCACCCTCTTGTATTCCAGCATTCAGCATCACCTGACAGGCAGCATTCGGCGACCGGCAACGCCTCACCACACTTACCACAGCAGCGTTTTGACAGCTCCGCAATCTCACGCTTAAGCCGTGCATCATCGTTGCGTATCAGCATCTGAATATACTCGGCTTCGTCGTATTGCTCACGACCTGGACGGCGCAGCGCGCAGTTGCTCTTCACCATCTCCTGTTCTTCGGCTTCAATCTGCCACTGCGGGATTACCATGCCAGCGCTACGCTGACGTTTACGCTGCGCGGCTTTGCGTTCGGCTGGGGTTTTGGCTGTCATTCCAGCAGCTCCTCAGGTATTTCCACCGTGTCGCCAAACTCAACCATAGCCACAGCACGGCAAATTGCTTCCTGCGGTGTGCGGCCTGTTGCATAGTCGCCAACCAGATGAGGCGGTGATGCATACCAATAATCAACACCATCGATTTCTTCCACGGATATTTCGATCCATAGCTGGTTAACGAACGCACCACATTGCGTCCAATTAGTCGATGGAGAATAAATCATGTCATCCAGAATAATTGTTTTGCTGGCATGCGTTATCACCAGGCAATCTTCGATTTTTTGATATTTAGCCACAGCCCAATCCATCGCCCGGCCTGAAAGCTCACTCGTTTTTACTGTTTTCATCACTCCCCCGACAGTTAATTAACTTGCCGTGACATGTCACGATTAATCACTACATAGAAATTTCTACAGCCGCAGGACGGACAGACCAACTCGATATAATGCTTCCGCTGTACCAGTGCCAGCTCGGAGCGCTGAGTCATTTTCCTGCATCTCCGACACCGTAAATTCCGGCTCATAATTTCTTACCCTATTCATTTACCAATTAACAATTTCAATCACTTATTTACCCGATGGTAATAAGTTCACGATTCCGCCACTATTCCGGTAACCTTACCGTTATCTTCCCGGACTCACCCCACACCTTGGAAACCGCCACACTCCAGACCTTGCAGTCATCATCAAACAAGGCATCCATCAGGGCTTTAAGCAGGTTATCGACATCCGGCTTCTGCTGGTGCGGACGCCCGTCCATGCTGCGCTTCTTCACTCCTGACCAACTTTTAGGCATCGGCATCTGAAACTCGATTTCAGCACCTGATTCCGGTAGCGTTATGCGGTGTAACCGCGCTTCGTCACAGAATGCCCTGTAACGCATCACCGCAGGCCGTTTCTGCCACTTATCCCGCTGCGTCATGCGCGGCTTTGGTACCGGCGTGATATCGAACTCGTTAACCTGCATTGTTCCTGGCCTTTTTCAGTAGTGAATCAAACAGTTTCTGCATCCGTGCCGGTTCGCCATACTGCTCAATCGGCTGGCGCACTCTCGGCTTCCGCTCTGTCACCCGTGGTTTCGCCGCTGTTTCCTCGCTGCGCTCATGGCTGCGCCTGAGAGCTTTAGCGATATTCTCGCGCCTGGTCTGCACCTGATTTTCAAGCCCTTCCCGGTGGTCATACCGAAGCCAGTGGACGAAGTTGTATGAGTTTCTTTTGCGCCCTATCACATTCCAGCGATACAGCTGGTCGAGCGCATACCGCACCGCAGATATTCCGACCTTCCGTTTGTGGTCATTCCTGATGGCGACCACCAGCTGCATGGCAGTGAGATCCGGCTTATCCGCAAGAACCCGCACGATGTAGTCCTGAACCCGCATATAGTCCCCATGGTAATTACCTTACAGGTAAATATAACCATATTGTTTATCTTTTCAAGAATAAAAATACCAATGTGCCGAATACGGTTAAAATGCCCTGTATCGAATTCTGAGAGACTTTTAAAGCCACATCATGAAAACGTACTGACCACATAGTTAAAACCTCGCTGCGTTGTACTGGCTTACGATTTTGATGATTCATGCACTCAGGCAGATCGTTGTTTCTTTCTTTCGAGCATTTCCATCCATGCCGGAGGCGGACGGGTTTTATCTTCCATGCGCAGAACCGGGTGGGGTATCGGTTCGCCTTTGGCTGCACGGTCAGCCCACTGCCGGATCATCTTCGCCAAGCGCTTTTCAACTTCCGGCTCAGTCAACCGCAGATCGTAAACCTTGTCCCTCAGTTCCGTGAAGATCCAGTACTGCACCGGATGCCGGAACGGATACATCTCAGCACTGCGGTAGTTTCTCCGGTTTGCCAGGTATTTCTGGAAGTCACGCAGCATGTCGTCAAACGGGATCCCGAATGCGTTTGAGTCCACCAGCTTATCCGACAGCATCACAATCACGTCAGACAGTTCAGGCGGCCACGGATTGCCGTTTATGCAGCGATCGAGGCAGAATGTAAATATCATCTCAAACTGGTCGTCACTCAATCCGGCGGTTGCTCGCTGCCACATCGATGACGGTTCCGTCCCGTTCTTGCCCGTCCACTTGTCCCCATATAGCTCGGTCATCTTCAGCCAGAGAGTCGAGATATTCCTGCCCGTATTTTTTCCGGATCCCATGCTCGACGAGTTGTACCGCTCTTGATTTCCCGCTGGATGGGTTAAATTTAAATTCTGCGTCATCGGTGTGACCTCCGCTCTGTTTCGGTTGTTTCATGCGCTGCTGATGAATACTTTTGGCAAATGCCATTTCCCACTGTGCATGGTGTTTGGCTTTCCCCTCCGCCTGCCAGTACGTGACGAACTCAGCTAGTTCCTCGGGCCGGTACGGATCATTCAGTATCACGCCCCACTGTGCTGCCTTACGGCTGAAATCCGGATCCGGCTGCCAGTGTCCGGTCATCGCGAACTTACCCGGATAATCTGACCAGTTTCCTGCCGGTGGATCCTCCGTCTCAGGAACAGGAATGAAATTTTTCGCGCGCGCGCCTGAGAGAGTTGTTTTATGTTCTTGTTCCTGATCTTGTTCTTGGCTTCCGAGGGTCTCCGAAGCCCCTTCGAAGCCCCTTTCTTTTTTCTCTGATGGTTTCCTCTCAGACGACATATGAAAGCAATCTTTATATTTCTGATAAAACATTGATAAAAATTGATTTTTAGGCTGACTGTCATACTCTCTTTGTATGCCAATACAGCGGTTATCCGATGCTTTAAGCGCCGGTGCGATCTGGTACTTTGCCATTTCAATCACCCATACCACCTCGGCATCCTCATCGTAGTGGCAAAACCCCGCTTCGATGCACCTTCGAAGCCCCTTCGAAGCCCCTTCCAAACCCAGCCCGGTTTCATGTGCCATGTAAATGACCGGAAGGTAATACATGCCTGTCATATTGGCATGAGGATTTGTAAGTAAATACATAGAAACAATAAGAGCTTCGTGACCTTTTTCCCTGATCTCTTTACCGGTCTTCCCTATCCAGAATTGTGGTGAAACTTTCCCGTAGTCACGCATAAAAGCACCACTCACTTAGCACTGTTGATTAACTGCTTTAATACAGAGCGATAGGTTGTCGAGTTTTCAAAATTGCAGGTAACGCATACCCCGTTACAAACGTAGCGCTCTGCAACATGGCCGTTTTTACATTTCCTGCCCGTGAAAAACTTACTAAGCCCTTTCGAGGCTGCTTCTTTCCTGCTGATAATTTCCATCATTACCCCGCTGAATTGTGTGTATGTGTAAATGCTAGCCATATTTTAAAAATAGATCAACCTTAAATGCATAATTGTTTATTGTGCATAACCAGAAAGTAAAAAGGCCGCACAAGGTGGCCTCATATATTCATCACTCGAAGAACCGTATCAGCTCATCCATTGTCACCGCTGCACCGTGTTCAATACATGCCTGGTGTAATCGCCTGATAGTTTTCAGTCCCGGCTGTCTGCGGGCATAGCTCAGGTGTGTCCTGATATAACCGACAGTTACCCCGGCTTTCTCTGCGAACGCAACACGATCTTCTTTGTTAAGACCATTCCAGAATGCATGAAAATTGAAATCTTCCATATTTTTCCTGTTCTATCGTTAAACATTCTGAGAATAATAACCAACATGGTCATTTACCAACAAGGTCATGACTCTGTTTAATGGCGGAATCAGATAAACATTTACGAATACATTTTAATCAGGCAACCCATATGAAAAACATCAATGAGATAAGGAGAGATAACCTCATCTTCATTCTGGAGAAGTATTACGACGGCAGACAGAAAGCGCTGGCCGATGCGCTGGGGTTCGCCCCGAACATCATTTCCCGCTACCTTTCCTCATCCGATTTGAAAAGCCACCGTAATATCAGTGACGCGGTTGCCAGGAAGATAGAACATGTCACGCGGGTGCAAAAATACTGGATGGATACCGACCATTACAACCGGCCGGCAGAAAGCACCGACGATATCTATTCACCGACCGAGATCGGCGCCATACTAGCAGATAACATCAGTACCTTTATGCTGACAGACGGCGTGAAGTCACAAACTCAGTTGTCTGTGAAAAGCGGGCTGGGTCAGTCAACGATTAACCGTATCGTGAAGAATGAAACCAGTGCCACTGTGGACAGCGTGGACTCTATCGCCAAGGCGCTGGGCCGCAAAGCCTATGAGCTGCTGATCCCGTCCAACGATACCGACGTCATTAAGTATGACCAAAAACGGTATGCTGCACTGTCACCGGCAGAGAAAGAACAGATCCAGGACTTTATCGAGTTCATCATAAATAAAAACCGGTAATAAACTCAGACAGATGTGAAATCTGCCAGCCTCGAGCTGGCTTTTTTTCGTCGTGATGATGATCATTTTGTTTATCTTTTATTGTTTTTTATTGTTGACAACGTTCAATTACGGGTTATTATTCATATCAAGTTGACCACATTGGTCATGCTCTTTAACAACCGGGACTGCAACACAACCCCTAATTCTGATGCAGCAGAATGTCCTCGCTAACCCGTAGAACCGGAATGCGGGATCGGAACGTGAAAATTACATGAACTGGCGATAACCGCCGGTTTTGCTATACGCCAAAACATAAACATATAGTTTATTTAAATGGTGAGTAACATGACATTTTTTATTCTCAACGGCCTGCACGTTTTTATCGTGTGCGGCAAGCGACAACAGTTCACATCATTCCGTACCGGCATTAAGTGGGCTTTCACCACCAAAACCGCCGCACGGACAGATCAACTTATAGGTGAGCACAATGGCAACAACCAATAAAGAACGTATGGACGCCAATTTAGCCGCAGCAATTCTTGCAGCTGATGGCGCAGAAACATTTACACCGGCAGAGCTGAATAACCTGATTGCCCGTATCAACGGCGATAAATCGAACCAGGCACTGGAAAAATACGACAACATTATTTTCCGTGTCGGCCTCGCTGCCACATCATCAACCTGTTTACAGTCACTGCAGGATGAGGAATGCATTGAAGCGCTGGCACACGTCATCAGAAATATGGATAAGTACCCGGCCACCAGCGATAAAAAGCAGTATTTTGAATCACTGTACGGCAAAGATGCATTCCCTGCCGCTGATCATTCTGCTGCAAAAAATGATAAACAAACCGTTTATCAACAGAATGAGGTGATGACCGATAATGACTGTCAGGCAGCCACAGAGCCACCACATTTTGAGCCGGGCCGCTATCCTGATATCCCTAACGAAACATATCACGCATCGAACGGCATCAGCAGCACCATGCTGAAAGATGCACGGATCAGTCTGATGTATTACCAGCGCCGCCACCTCACGAAAGTGATTCAGCGTGAACGCTCTGAGGCGCTGGATTTCGGCAGCCTGTTTCATACTCTGGTACTGGAACCGGAAAAGCTGGACGCAGAATTCAGCCTGCCGCCGGTTATCCCGGCTGACGCGCTGACCAATACCGACTCCATGAAGAAATGGATTGAGAGCTATAACGCCGGTCTGGCGCCGGTGATGAGCAACGAAGAACTGAAAGCAGAAATTGAGGCACATAACGCCACGCTGCCGCAGCCGTTATCTCTGTCCGGTAACGCTGAAGAAATCGGTTCTCTCTATGTTTCTCTGCCTGATGCTTTCCGCACCATTCCTGAACATGAAAAGCGCACCGCCGCGGCAATGAAAGCCTGCATAAAAATGTTCAATAACACCCTGCCGGTACCGCTGAAAACATCCGGCGGACGCATCGATATGATTCGGGAACTGGAAGCGATAAACCCTGAGCTGGTGGAAGCAGAGCGCAATAAGCCTGATCCGCTGATTACTTCCGGTAAAAAAGAAGACCTTATCGCCAGAATCAAAGGCGTATCGCCGGGCACTGTTTTCGCTGATGAGTTAATGCAGGCATGGCAGGCAGATGAATCACGTATCCGTATCACTGGTGATCAGTTAAAGCTCGGCAAAGCCATGCAGGAAGCTGTCTACCAGCACTCTGAAATCAGACCGCTGATTAATCATCCGGGCCGCGCCGTGGAAGTCAGTTATTACGGTATTGATGAAGATACCGGGCTTGAAGTCCGCGTCCGTCCAGACCTTGAAATATCCACCACGGATAGCCGTATCGGGTTCGACCTGAAATCGGTATCACTCGGACGTTTCAAGCAGGATGCAATCGAGGCCATGATCCGCCGGGAAATACTCAACCGCGATTATCACGTCAGCGCGGCCATGTACTGCGATATTGCCGAACTCGACCAGTTCTTCTGGATATTCGTTAACAAAGACGAAAATTACAACTGGGTCGCGGTAGTCGAAGCATCGCCGGATTTACTGGAACTCGGCCGTCTGGAATACAAAAAGACGCTGCGTGATATCCGCCAGGCTATGGACACCGATGTATGGCCGGGACCGGTCACCACCACGCTCACTATCGGCCTGAACGATTTCGATATGCGCCGCCTGGAATCGCTGCAAATGGATGCCGCTTAATACCCCCTATTTTATGCCCGGCAATAGCCGGGCCGGAGATATCACTATGTCAGAATTAATGACGCAAGAATCAGTACCTTCAATTTTCAGCGCTGACGGCCTGGACAAAATGCTGCGCTTTGCTGAGGTAATGGCGCGCGGAACAGTAACTGTGCCGGCACACTTAAAAGGCCAGGAGTCTGATTGCCTGGCAATCGCCATGCAGGCAGCGCAGTGGAATATGAACCCGTTCGCTGTGGCTCAGAAAACGCACATTATCAACGGCGTACTCGGCTATGAAGCACAACTGGTTAATGCCCTGATTTCAAGTTCATCAGCCATTCACGGGCGCTTTCATTATGAATACGGTGGTGACGGATGGGAAAAATGCACCGTCAGCAAAGAAGTATCGGAAACAAAATCAGGCCGCAACGGCAGCTATGAGGTGACAAAGCGCGTTCGCGGTTGGACAGATGCCGATGAACACGGTTTGTTTATTCGTGTCGGGGCGATCCTGCGCGGTGATACCGAAATCACCTGGGGTGAGCCGGTTTATCTTTCCAGCGTGGTTATCCGCAACTCCCCGTTGTGGGCCACCAACCCGAAACAGCAAATTGCCTATCTGGCAGTGAAATACTGGGCGAGACTTTATTGCCCAGAGGTGATCCTCGGTGTCTATACCCCGGATGAGCTGGAAGAACGCCCGGTGAAAGATGTCACCCCGCCGAAAGAGCGCGTAACACTCAGCGAGTTATCCCACCAGCAGACAGAACCACAGCAGCCGGAGCAGGTAAAAGAAGTTACCGGCGAACTGGTCGAAGAATTCGACGCTGAGGCAATCCGCCGCGCTATCGATACCGCCGAAACACTGGATGCAGTGAAAGATATCCGCAGCCGGATTGATGAAGGCAAAAAGGCCATGGGTATCACCCTGTTTACTGAACTGAAAAATAAAGCAGTTCAGGCATATCACGTTATCGATTCACGCAACCTGCTGGAAGCAGAGATCAATTCTCTGCCGGAACCAGGCACACAGGAAGCCGCAGAAGCATTTCAGAAAGTGGAACAACTGCTGAATGCCCGTAAAACGAAGCTCGGCGCTGAACTGTATGGGCAATTCAGTATGACGCTGAGTGATATGAAGCCTGAGTATCAATAATTTTTGCCGGGGGAGAAATCCCCCGCCCGGAGAACGCACCATGATCCCATTAAAAAAACCTATCGACTTCAAAGAAGTGAAGCGCCTCACCGGCCTGTCCCGTTCAACTATTTACGCCTACGAAAAAGCAGGTAAGTTCCCGAAGCGCACCGCATTTACTCTGCGCACAGTACGCTGGGAAGAAAGTGAAGTCATTCAGTGGATCGCCGAACGCGGCACACATCCGGCGGTTCCGGACGACACCATTCATAAAGTACGGGCAAAAAAGGCGGCAAAGCATGAACAGCGCGCGCTTTGATATCGCTGATGTGATTCTGTCACTGCACGGAATCGCACTCTGGTGCACCATCAGCGGCGTTATCTGCGTGATTGATGGTGATACCAGGCAGCTGATTTTATCCCCTTCCGATAACCCCACTGTTTCAGGATGAAGCGTAATGCAGGGATGCTGATAACAGAGGAATGAGCATGAAAATCACAGACGAAGATATTCAGGCAGTAATCTTAAGCTTAAGCGGGGACTTTTTATTTCAGGTCGGCGAGTCACTTGAGTTTCATCACTATGACGGTTTAATGCCGCAAGAGGAGCAAGACAGGTTATATAAAGCCTTGCAGATATGGATTAAAAAATCAGCTGGTGAATTTAAGCAGATTCCGGGGTGAATATGTCGCGACCAATCGACTTAATAGCAGATATCACGGATGAGTATATCGCTAAGCATTTTGAAGGGACGAACTACGGGCACACTAATTATCGTGACATCGTTGGCAAAGGATGCCTGAGTGCTATGGCCGGATATCACAACGGATATACCACGCAGTGCATACTGATAAATATGGGGCTGACCACAGAGAAATTACGGCTGACCACACGCGGCCGTGAATATCTGTTCTGGCATTTTAACTATCAGCCGGTTAATGGGCGAAAGGTTGATTAGCCAGATACTACAATAGTGACTCACAAGGATGTGTTTAGTCACTTATGCGGGTATAATGTGCCGTCTTTTTTAAGGGGGGGGTGTTATGTCTGATTTTTTAACGGTAGTTAAAGATAATGCGCTGGCAATAACCACATTGGTCGGTGTATTTACTATTATAGGTACAGGATTAGGTTTTTGGTTTAATTTTAAACTTTCAAGGAAAAAATTAGAATCTGAGAAAAAAGCACTTCGCCAGCAAATGATAACTAATAATATTGCACCGATGAGACAAGCTTGGATTAATGATTTAAGATTAACATCATCTCAGTTTATATCTGAAGCTATTTTCATTAGCGCCTACCATACATATAAAAAAAACAAAAGCAAAGATGAAAATGAAGATAATGATGAAGAAAAAAAATTCAACGAGATGAAAGTATCAATAATAAGAACTACAACATATCTAGACCTATTATTACCATCAAAAACAGAAAAAAATAAAGAAAAAGAAGCTCAAAAAATACGTAAAATAATGAAAGAATTGATTTTTTGTAATGAAAAAAATATGTCACCGGAAGAATTCAATCAAAAGGTGATTAATATAAAAATAGAATTAAGGTCGCTATTAAAAAAAGAATGGGAAGTAACAAAATCACTTAAAGAAATAGAATAACACTCACCCTGCACCAGCAGGTTTTTTTATACCTAAAAATCAGAGCTAACCATGGCAATCGGATTTGATTACTGCTGGTAATACACGGCTCTGCCGTGCCTGTTACCGATGATATTTATACGCTCGAAGAATGTGAGAGCCGCGCAGTGCAAGTAATGACTGTGCGGAATGTTGAATTAGTGTGTGCGGAGGTGATTCGTGGGAAATAAAGTAAGGCTTCAACTTGGATATTCACCCTTAACAAAAACAATCCAGCTGGCAAAAATGAAGGATATATCACCCGGAGTGCGAACGCGCGTTGGTAACGCTGAACCACGCGATGTGACCAATGAAGCTGCACAGATGATGTGGCAGTTGGTGATTGACGAAGGCGGCGTTATTCAGTGGAAAAGAGAAGATGGAAATATAATGCGGCTATCTGCTGAATTAATTAAAGGTGATGATAATGAACAAATATCGTGACAAATCAGACTTTGAGATTAATTGCCAAGTTCTGGAAATATTTGAACCAGATATTAAACACATGTGCTTAAGCCATGATGAAAAGTCATTTTATCATTTTGGATTTGATGGTAATGGATTCTATGAAACTACCATTCCAGACTATTGCAACAATCCAGCGGACGCAATGCCTATTATTATTGAGAATGGAATATCTCTAATAAAATTCGAGCATAATTACATTGCGGCAGCACCTGGATTTTTTGTAGAAGGGCAATTGGGCGGCGAGATTTATGGTCTAAAGTCAAAATTATTCAGTGACAACAGAGGCCCATACCGCGCCGCTATGGAAGTATTCCTGATGATGAAGGATGCGGAGAATGAAAAAGTATGACTTAATTCTCGCAGACCCACCCTGGCAATATAATAACAAAGCATCCAACGGCGCAGCAGATAACCACTACAACACCACCGATTTTTATTCCCTCACTCGCTTACCCATCGAAAAAAAAGCCTCTGACAACTCCGTACTCTGCATGTGGTACACGGGTAACTTTGTCCGAGAGGCTTACGAACTGGCTGAAGCGTGGGGATTTAAAGTGCGCACCGGCTTCGGATTCGTGTGGGTGAAGCTGAACAAAAACGCAGGGGATCGGATAGATAAACATCCGCCGGAGGATTTCTTTGACTTCATGGAGTTACTTAACACGGAGACACGGATCAATGGCGGCAACTATACCCGCGCTAATGCCGAGGTATGTCTGATTGCTACCAGAGGCCGTGGGCTGGAGCGAAAATCGGCCAGCGTACGGCAGATAGTGTATTCCTGCCTCGGTGAGCACAGCGAGAAACCGAAGGAAGTACATCACAGGCTGGAAGAGTTATATGGCGATGTCCCACGCATTGAACTGTTTGCCAGGGAGAAATACGGCGAATGGGATGTGTACGGGGATCAGGTTAACAGTGACATACAACTGAGGTAATTTTATGGCCGATATTATCGATGAAGCCAATGACTTAAACGAACTGCGACTGACCGCCGCATTAGCCAATCGCGCACCCAAACCGAAAAGCCTGACCGGCTTCTGTATCTGGTGCCGTGATGAGCCGGTGATGCCTGGCAGCGCGTACTGTTCAAAAGAGTGCGGCGACGATGACGCACAGAACAAGCGCAAAAACGGATAGGAGGCACTGATGCTTATCCTTGCACTCTATCTGTGGATTGCCGGTTATCTCTTCGCAGAACTAAGCAGAAGCGCAAATACCCGCACCGACATAGCCGCCGTGATGTTTTATTCCACATTCTGGCTGCCTACCGGAGCGTGTTATCTTTCATCCCTGATCGCCAGCAAAGTGTTAGGCGACGAGTAATTACCCCGTTTTCCCCTCTTCAATCCACCCGTCAACCATATCGGCCCACTGCTGCAACATGTCGCGGCGCTGCTCAGCGTATTCCGCTTTGTTGTACACGGCACGGACGCCTTTTTGTTCGTGGGCCAGGCACTTCTCTATCCAGTCGGAATTAAACCCCGCCTCATGCAACAGCGTGCTGGCTGTCCGGCGCAGGTCATGTACCGTCAGCGGTGCAAAATTAATCCCCTTCTCATTTATCCGTTTAACCACACCATCAATCACATTATTCAGTGCCGCGTTCGACAGTGGCTTTTGAATGTCATAGCGCCCCGGGATCAAGTATTCGCTCCCCATGGCGCAAACCTGAAATCCGGTCATCATATCCAGTGCCTGCCGGGAGAGATAAATCACATGCTCCCGGCGGCGCTTCATCCGTTCTTTCGGGATCACCCACTGAGCACGTTTAAAATCGACCTCTTTCCAGGTGGCTTTGATAAATTCCGTTTTCCTGACCAGGGTTAACAGCACAAATTTCACAGCCAGTTTCAGGGTCGGATAACAGCTGTAGTTCTCCAGTTCCCGGAAGAATATGCCGATCTCTTTTGGTGACATAGCACGCTCACGCGGCTCAAAGGTGGCAATAGTGGATGCTTTTATGCCTGCTGCCGGGTTACTGATCTCATAGCCGCGGTCAATAGCATAATCAAATACCGCGCCAACAATCTCACGTACCTGTAATGCGGTTGCCCGTCCACCACGGTCACGGATCTTTTCACACAATGACCGTAACCGCTGGGTACTTATCTCTTCCAGCGTCAGACGACCCAACACTGGCGTTATCTCACGTTCGATTACTGAGGCTTTCATTGCCCGTGTCGAATCCGCCAGGCGGGCTTCACGCATACATCTGACGGTATATTCGCTGAATACTGTCGCCCCCTTTCGCTTATCGATACCGTCACGTTTGCTTGCAGCCGGTGATACACCTGCATTCAGTTGTTTTTTTGCATCATTCAGTAATTCGCGGGCCTGTGCCAGCGTGATACCGTCAGGCCCGTATTTGCCAAACGTCACCGTTTCACGGCGGCCATTAAAACGATAATCATACCTGAATGAAATTGTTCCGTTTTTTGTGACGGCAACATACAAACCATCACGATCAGACACTTTATAAAGCCTGTCCTTCGGCTTCATACTTTTTAATTTTGTATCAGTCAGCAC